TCAGCGGGCTCTTTTACCAAAAATGTCCTCTGAACGTGACTGAAGCTGTTTGAGTGCTTCGAGCATGTCATCATTATCCAGTGAGCGCTGGGATTTCTTCCCTTCCTGCTTTGGCCGTCGTCGGGAAGGGCCATCTCCAGCGGGAATTGACTGAGAGCGCGTGTTATCCCGCTTGCTCTGCACCAGACTGATAAACTCCAGGGTTCGGCCAAGACGCTTGTTATCGACAATCGCGCCCTGGTCGATTTCTGACAGTCGGTCGTAGGTAGAGTAGGGAAGTAGCGTACCGTTCAGGCGCAGCTCTTTTCTGCCATCAGGATAGTGATACACATCGATATATTTACCTATTGCACGGCGACTCAGTTCGCTGTCTTCAATCAGGTACAACATTTTATCATATTGTATCGTCAACGATTTTGAGACTTTACGTTTTTCACGAACAGTGAAAATAAGCCCCAGGTCCTCATCATGTTCTACAGCACGGTGTACGTCAAAATCATGTCGCGGTACTTTGCCAAAACGGCGGTTATAGTCAGCCATATAGGCCTCAGCGAAGTCATTTGCAGCCTCCATTGAACAAATGCCCTGTAACCGCAGCTCTTTGACCAGACGATCCTGTAAAGTGAGGTGAGCTCGTTCTACACGCCCTTTGGCGGGACTGGTTTCTGCACAGATAGTCTGGATGTTCAGTTCATGCATGGCTCGCCCAAACTGAGTATGCCCGTCTCCGCCTGTGGCGTGTTTATTGTTAACACGAAAAACACCGGCTTTATCGCTGTACAGTGCCAGCGGTTTACCATGCTTATCGATATAGCGCCGCGTGGCTTCGAAGTAAGAAAACGTGGACTCCGATTTAACAAACAACAGTTCCATCAGTTTGCTGGTTGCATCATCAACATAGACCAGCGCGGTGCAGGCCGGGCCACGGCCTTCAAACCAGTCGTGATCACAGCCATCTATTTGTATCAGCTCACCAGTACACGGACGCCGGTACCGTGGTTGAGGGATCCTTGCGGCACGTTGTTTACGGGGAACCCATAAGCCAGCCCGCACCATGATGCGCCGGACAGTTTCTTTGCCAAGAAACAGTCCGTGGAGTTCTTCGAGCTTTTCACGCGCCAGAGTCGGACCGAAATCAGCATAACGCGTCTTGATCAGTTCCAGAGCCTGATCTGCGAGCCCGGGTGGCAACTGGCGGTTACCACGCATGCCACATCGTCTGCTGGCCATACCAAGCGGTCCGCCTTCACGGTAACGGGCAAGAAGTCTGCGGCATTGCCTGTCGCTGATACCGAGGTGCTCGGCCGCACGGCGCGTTGTGATGCGACGTTCAATGACGTCCTGTATAATCTTGATCCGGTTGATCTCTTTCAAAGTAAACACTCCTGAGCTTTCTGCGCTCATGATATGCCTCCCGGTAGTTTAAACGGACCAGTGAAGCTTACCATAGCGCGGACATCTGAATTGAGCCACAGGCGGACATTACTATTGAGCCATTACAATCTAAGTGCGCATAATGTATATTATGTTAAATGGCGTGGCGTAACGCGTAGTCGCTTGTAATCTACGTTAAAACAGAGAAAGCCTTCTCTCCCATGCCTTTCATCGTATATGTAGTTCACATCTAATGCAACTACAAACAAGCGACCAACATCACAGCCCCGCCCTTTTCATTTCATCACCCCTTTTATCAATCACATACGGGCATTAATTGATCCGTTTCGATCACTCAACAGATCGCGTTACTGCTTCATAGGTGCGCTCGCAGACGCTCCCGGCGCTTGCGGCTGCATCAGCATACTTAGCGATTTCTCCCGCGCGGCGGTCAGATTCTTCGTACAGGTCGGCAAGCAAACTTGCGGTTTCGGCGGCTGTCTGCCTTCTGGCGGCATCTGCGGAAATGCGGCTTGTTTCACTGGCCGCGAGTTCACGCCTGATATTGGCAATTGCTCCGCGCAACCTGTCAGCAGCATCGTTAGCAGTAACGGCATCAGCCAGGGCTTTTTGTTTTTCCTTTTCAGCGTTATTGACGATTTCCTGTGTTTCTTTGTGACGGCGCAATTCTTCATTACGTTGTTCCTTTTCCTGTTTCAGTTGCGCGGCTCTGTCAGCTTCATCGCGTTTTGACCATTCAAATTGCCAGTCTTTGCGCTCCGCTTGTTTTCCAGCCTCATAAGCCTGCTGGTGAATTACATAACCTGTCCCGCATAAAACTGACGCAACCAAAAAACCAGTTAAAAGCGTGTATCTGGTTTTCATTTGTCCAAACCCCAGCACGTTAATTCAGATTCCTGGTCTCGTCGGATAACCTGACCGTAACAATTATTATCACGGATGCGGCAATCACGTCCGGCGTCATGCACCCAGCGTTTTATTTCTGCGCATGCCCCGAATCTGTCCCCGGCATTTAGCTTTTTGTAAAACGTTGATGAGAAACATTTACCGGGACCAATATTCCACGGACAAAATGATGCAATGCCAACTTTCTGAGGTTCACTTAGTGGCACATGAACATTTTTATCGACCCATGCCAGCGCTTTAGCCTGTTCAGCCTTGTCTATCTTGTCGCATTGCTCACGCGTTAATTTCATGCCTTTGATTACCGGCTTTCCATTAACGTAAGTCACACCGCCGCAAATAGTCCAGATTCCCCGGCTTTTGTCCTGATATGCTGTCAGACTTGTACCTTCCTTTTCATGCTGAAATTGTGCCATCATCACAGGAGCGCTTGCCCCGGCTGCAATAAGTGCCAGCATTACCGCGCTTAGTTTGCTTTTATTCACAATTAATATCTCTGGTTGTTGAACGTAAAAACTTTTTATGTTCGTAATACCAGTTGACAAAAAAAGTCCCTATCGTGCAGAAAATACCCGTTAATACCGCCCATTCATTTAGAGATAACATTGCCATTGCGACTGTAATCACTCCTACGCGGTATTTAATCCAGTCCCAAAACTTAAATGCACCAAATACCAGAGCCATAAACAAAACAGCTACAACGGCTAGTTTTCCAGATGGCAATGCCGCCTTTATTTGTCTAAGAATCCTCACTTAATCACTCTCCGTTTCGTCATAAAAGAAAAGGCCAAAATTGCCAGCAAAAGCATACATATCGCCAAAAGGCTCATTAGGACGTAAACGCGCAACACCGACCGCGCCAGCCCCGGCATAACCTGGTATTTTCCCGCTAAGCCTGTGCCAGACACCCGGACGCAAGCAAATTTGTGACAGTGTAACTGCCCTGTCAGCGTCAGATATTTCCAACCACCATAGTTTTGTTGTGGTCGCATAGAACAATCGCATGTTCAAAACCATGCCATTCAGAGATGATGTAAATTCCTGGTCTGCTATGGATGGGATTACGTTGATTTCGTAGTAAGCAGGCTGCATTTAAGAGCCTCCCAGCATGCGGCGCATCTTCTCAAGCGCGAAAACTTTTTGAGGTTCCTTTTTTGCATCAACAGGTGCGGCGCTTTTCTTACCTGCGGCAACTGTCCCCTTCCCTGCCGGATTGGAAGTTTTTGATTGTGCTGATTTATTGCGCGAACGCTGAAATGTTACCGTTTCGACTTTTTGCGCGGTCAGTTTGATGGTGTAGCAATTTTTCTTAGGTACGGCTTCGATGTTTAGCGATTGTATAACGCTTTGAGGCATCGCCATAAACGATGTGTAAACTGATACAAACTCTTTTAACTCATAAGCCGCCATGATTTGCTGAGCCTGATTCATCGCCCAAATCATGTTTTGCGTTGTATGAAGTAGTCCGTATGTATAAGGGAAATCAGCACCAGTAATGATGCCTTCAAAAGATACAACCTTTGGATCGTCTACCGTGCCGTCAGAGATTTTATAACCTGTTTCTACTTTCCCCTGAGCTATGGTGCGTTTCGCTTCAAACCCTTCTCTGGTCTTTAGCCTTAGTGACACTGTAACGCCAGATTCAAACACCATTACTGCGCGTTGGTCACGTGGTGCTGATATAGCACCCTCCATACCGTCAGCCATGAAAACCCCATAAAAAAATCCCCTACGTGGAGGGGATTTTCACACCTTATCGGCGCGGGTAACATGGCGTTACCGCTGGCGACTACTCTGCTTTTTTTGTCTCTGTTGCTTCACAGATTCTGCGTAGGTACTCATTATTTTTGAAGCTAACCATAATTAATTCAAACCCAATGCGTACCAAAACCAAAGTTACCACCATCGTAACTAAACTTTCCAACGTCCATAACCATGTACCAATTATGATAACAAGCAAACTTAGAATCCAATAAGATATAGCAATTAATCTTGGAGTGATTAATAAGTTAAATGTTGCAAAGTTCTTAAACTCATTGTCGTTCATCTTTTATCCCGCTGCTCATATTGCTCCTGATGACTCAGCCCAGTTTACACCACTAACCGCCTGTGTCGTACTGGTTTTGCTCAAGCTATCTACGGCTACACCTACATCTTTAGCTTCTGGAACGCTAATGTTATTTTCGTTTTTCACTTCATTATTAATAACAACTCCTCCTTTGGATGGCGCTGTCATTATTGATACATCATGTTTATCGTTGCCACTAAACATATCTAAAAACTTCTCTATCCCATTTAGAGGGTTAAAATCATTCCCTTTTCCTTTTAAAAACTCCCCAGCATTAGGAAATAAATTTTGTGGCTTCCATAACCCCTTCCACAATTCCCCTTTATCTTGCTTTGACCAAATTGAACCGTCATTATTTACATTATCAGTTGCGCTATCTGATGCGCCGCTTATCGCTCTAAGCATTTTCATTATTGCGGGGTAGCGCTTCTCGAAGGCATCAAAACTACCGAATAAGCTCTCAAAGATGGTTCCACCTTCACCATTCAACCAGGCTTTCCATTCAACAAAAGCCTCATAAACCAGCCACACAGCCGCGCCAATAGCGAGGAAAGGCCAAAGCGCCGCCATAACCGGAATTGCCAGCGCGGTAAATGCCGCACCAACAGCGCCAAGAATCCCAATGAGAATAGCTGTTTTACTTTCATCAGCCAGGGTAGACCAAAACTCTGCAACTTCTTTCTCTGCTTTCCTCGCCAGTGGAATTAAGGTATTTGCCGCCCAATCGGTAAATTTTTGCCATTCGCCGCCGATGGTTGCCTGAGCTAAGAAGGCTTGCCAGTCATTTTTCATGACTGTCATTGTCTGTCCCCACGTCCAGCCCTGTTTTTTCAACAAATCTATGTTGCTCGCCGCCAGCTTTTCAAAGGCTTTAATCATGGTTTCTGAGGTCAGCTTCCCTTTTTCTGACATTTCACGGAGTCCTTTAACGTCTGTACCAAACGCCTCCGCTACTTTCGGTGCCATCGTCCCTATCGCTTCCATGAATGAGCGGAATTCATCGCCGCCGAAACGGTCTGATGAAAATGCTTGCCCCATCTGATAAAGCGCTGCATTGACTGCCTCAGCACTTCCCCCGCCTAATTGCAACGCCCCAACAAGCCCCTGTGTTGCGGTTATTGTTCTTTCCTGCGACAACCCTAATTTTTGTGTCGCTGTTGCCATATTGGTATAGGTGGAGATAAACGCCCCGCTGTCGCTTCTAACGTCGCTTGCCGCCGCGTTAAGGGCAAAAAATGCCTCTTTTGCATCCCCTGTAGTCTGCGCCAGTCGTGCAATCTGTGCCTGTTGGCGCTGGATAGAATCAAGGCTATCAGCCAGAGCATTACCAGCGGCGACAATACCTGCCGTCAGCCCCGCGCCAGCCAGCATGCTATCAACACCAAATGGATTGCGTGTCGCTTTCTCTACACTCTCTGCAACAGGTTTCTTTTTCGCCTCCAGCGGTTCGCCGGAAAAACTTCTGGCTGAGGTATCGTATTTTGAGAATGGATTACCGGCATTTGGATCTGCCAGACCACCAGCGCGACCTGCTGTCCAGCCAGAGCTACCCGGAGGCGGTATACTTATGCCTCCACCACCAGACCGACCAGATGAAAATCCAGAGTCTACATGAGGCGGTAAAGTAGACCGACCAGCGCGAGGCGGCGGGAGATAACCGCCAAACTCATTATTATGCGATAGCCGATACAGATTATTGGCTGGGATACTGATTTTATCCGTCAGGCCGCTGGTTGTACCCTCTACGGCTGCACGTGCGACCTTCTGAGCCTCTTTTCTAACTGTATCGGCTAATGGCGTCCGGCTAACCAGATTTGCGCCTGTGGCGGCTATTGTCGCTACTGCTGCCGTTGTTGCTACAGATGGCGCACTGGCGGTACTGGCTGGCGCATATGGGCTGGCGGGTTTCAGGTTGTTAACGCGCTTAATGGCTGCGTCAAGCTGGTTTACTTTGGCAATTGCGCGCTCTATGGCAGCGTCAAAACTGTTTAATCCCTCCAGTTCGGGGATAACGTCAATTTTCGTTACGAGATCGGCTGACTGGTCTGTCATTTTTTCACCTTACTAAGCGCGTGTTGAACCGCGTTATCGAACTGGATAACGGCGGAGGCTCTCATAATGGAATCGAAGGAGGCGCGGCCTGACGCTACGGCGTCGTAGCTAATCAGGCCGCTTTCAATCACTCGCCAGATGACGAGCTCTGTGCGGATGGTTCGGTCAAGGTTTTCAGCAAGGCGTTGAACAGTTGCCGCATGGCTCCCTGCATTGTTGCCGCTGTGTCCAGCCCAATATTTTTTTTTAACCCTGCTGTTACCGGAAGAATGGACAATTTAAGGCATTCAAGCGCCACCAGATACACATCAGCAATGTTTTCTGCGGTGAAATTGGTGTTAACGGCGTCCCATGAATCCAGAAAAGCCCCTGTATCTACCTGTTGAGCACGAGACTGTGAAAGCAGCGTAAACAGCAATTCGTCGTGGTCTTCGCGGTTGAGCATACCGAAAATTTTCGACGACATAGACAGGATACTTTCTACCTGGCTGATACCATGTTTCGCCAGAATTTCAGCTACACGCAAGTTGAAGTGAACAGCATCAAAGGCGCTCATACGGATGATGCAGTATTTTTTCCCGTTAATTTCTACGTGTTTGATTGAATCATCCATTGGTTAAATTCACCCCAAGAATCGTTGAATCAAGCTCGCCCGTCAGGAGTTTCCATTCCAGTGTTTGCGCTCCGACGCCGTTATTTGCACCATCAGACGGCTGACGGGCAAACATCGCATAGCCCAGCCGGTGCACGGAAAGATTGCGTGTGTTGGTTACGGTTACAGGAATGACAGCTTTTGTCTTTTGCATCAGCGCCAGCGCGGTATTTACCGGGGAATTACGCTGCGTGGTGAATGTTACTGAGCCTTCCTCGCTAGGATTCTCAATAAATGACCAATCACCGCCGATGCCGGATGAAACAGTAATCTGGTCGTCCGGTACTTCAACGATGATATTGCTGTCTTTCGCCAGGCCAATTACCGGGACAACACCGACAGTAATCAGCCAGTCTTTTGAGGACATATTGCCTAAATACATAGTTAAATCCCGTAGGTCAGTGCGGAACCAACAGCATCTACATGCTTGATGGCGTAGCGAAGATAGAATCTGAATTTAACGGTCAGGTCGCCTTTGATGCGCTGGGTCGCGCTGACTTCTGCCATTGTTGGACGGATAACCTCATATCCACGGACATAATCACCGTTTTCATCGGTAAAGTTTTCCAGAATACCGCCAGCAGTCTGACCTGCTTTAAGCGAGCTTTCCATTTTGTTACAAACGACTTCATACCCCGGCATGTCGTGACCAACTTTGTTACGGTTCACAAAGAGCGTTGCGAGGTCTTTTTGCATGCGGTCAGCCTGCCAGTAAGCAAAGCGCACAACCTCAATCGACTCACCGTCACCACACGTACCCGGATAAGTTACCGTGATGCCGGAACCGTAATCCTCGAAGGTGTTACCGTTGAATGCCTTAATTTTCTGGTAATCGGTTTCGGTAAAGTCATCGGCTTGCACGGCGTTAAGCGTCTTAAGCGCCCATGTTTCTGAGCCCGGTTGCATAACCAGACAGCGACCAGCCAGAGCAGCATCAAGGAAGTTCTTTTCTCGTTTGGTGGATACGGCGAACGAACCTGCAATATTTTTTTCGCAGATATATTTGGTGATGTTGTCCGTCGCCCATGTTGGCGATGAATAGTCATCAATAAATACAGCCATTTTATCAATCTGCGATTCAGTCCAGTCAGCAATCACTTTCTGAATTGAAAGGTCGCGGGATGGGGTCATGAGCATGAAGAACTTATTGTACTGGTTCTTTATGGCTGCAATTGCCTGGCTGACTGCTGCCGACAGTACAACAGATGATTTGTGAACGACTTCCGCACCTTCCAGATAAACGATGCGCCCATCAACAAGAAACTGACCTGCCGCACCAGAATCAGCAACGATATCAGTCGCTACACCTGTGCTTCCTGACCATGCTGTGCCGTTAAATTTCGCATAACGATATTCATCGCCCTTTACATAGCCAATGGTCGCTTTTATGCCCGCTGGAGCACCAACAACCGGAACATCAGTCAATTTAATCATGGTCTTGCTGTAGGCTGCGGAAAAATCGCCTACAACGAGTGTGTCTGGTGATGGACTCTGCGAAAAATAATCCTGAACCGCCAGCAGGTTATCACCACTCACGCCGTCAAAAATCGCATCATCAGCACTGGTGTAAACCCGGTACAGGTCTTTGAGATTTTCTACTTTTGCGCTTTCATAGGTCGAATACTTCAAACCAAAAAACGCCGCGCCCGGTGCAAGGATAATCCCCACACCGAAAACGCCATATTGGGCGGCTGTTGTTTGCCGTCCAATTTTCACACTAAAAAGCCTGCTTAAATTCGCCATTTATGCACCCTTGATATGGAACGTCACTTCGTTCGCTTTCACCGTTGCGCTATCAATCCAGCGCTCTTTTTTGTAGTGCTGGAAAACAAATTGCAGGGTTAATGTCACCTGTGCCATTTGCTGATAAACGAGGTTATCAATTAGAGGTGAGCTATTCTCGAAATCGCCTGAGCGGTCAATAGAACAGTTGTTATCAAACTGCCAGAATTCCCCCTCAGTTGAATCGACCTCATAAAGAAAGTTTTCGAGATATGCCTGAGCGTCGTCAGATGAGCGAATCGCAATAATTTGAGCGGCACAGTTATAGTGATACACCCTGTAGTCGCCGTCCCACGTTTTGGCGAATGGTTGCGGCTCTCGCGCTGACGAAAGCAAATGAATAGCGGTAAACGGGTCTTTAGGCTCTGGTAGCTTTTGCTGGGCGTATAGTGGTTTATCGCCTGTTAGCTCAAGAAATGCCTGGCGAAGCCGAACCATAGCAAGATAAGGTGCGCCACTTAGTATTAATGGTGTTGCCTGAGCGTCAGTCTCTTTTAACGTCCCTTTGGGAAACTTAACGACATTTCCCACATCAAGACGGAAATTTGCCGGAATGGTAATGCTGTTGCCGTCACCATCATCCAGAATAACCGAAGCAATGAAAGATGGATCTCGCCCGTTATATGGAATGAATAAAATATCCTTGCTGTTTCCGTTGTCGTTAAAAGTCGCTTTCTCAGCATGGTAATCTGAATAATCGACCTCCCCCGAAACGGTCATTAATTTAACCGTATAGATACTCATTATTCCACCAGCGCTAATGCGTCTTTTTCTTTCATGCCAAATAACAAATATTCGTAGTGGCTAATGACGCCGTTCTGCCATTCCTGACGTTGTACCACCTCATAATATTTGCCAGCACAATGCACGATAGCGCCGTTATGCTCGCCTTCCTCGGTTACTGCTAAATCTGCTTCCCCTATAGCCTCCATATGGTCTTGAGGCTTACGAGACGCAAGATACGTCTTAAATGAGCTACCACCGTCTACTGGCTGCATACTGAGGAATGCTGTTTTCTGTTCTGAATATGCCTGGCGAACCATACCGCCCACAATTTCAATGGGGAGTGGTTGCCAGTAATTGATTAATCTTCTCATGAAAAAGCCCTGTAATTGACGGTCTGGATGAGTACCCCGCTGTGTATCAGCGGTTTAGTGCTCCCTTTCCGGGCGATGGTGATATCTGAGTTAGGTTTGTATAGTGCGGAATCAGCTATAGTCTTGCGGGTAATCGACACGGCTTTAGCGCCTATTCTGGCTATAGCTTGCTGAGGTGTTATTCTTCCAAGTGCTACGTCACGTAAAATATCTCTGTACTCATTTGACCTCATCCAGTCTGAAATGCGGTCTGATGCAAATCTCATAAACGGACGTTCGGGGATTAATTCCCAGCCCATCGCGTTTTTAGTACCAAAGTTATTCCATGCTCCATAAAGCGCCACATCAACGCCGTTATTGGTTTTTCCCCGGTGAATACCAACAGTCAGTTTTACGCCTGCCAATCCCTTGATTCGCTGACGTAAAACCCGGTCAAAACCCTTTGTATCTAACGTTGCACCACCACGCATAGATCAAACTCCGAATTCGTTTTTTAAAATCTGGAATATTCATCTGCGAAAGTGCGCTTTAACCATTTTTTTACCGTGGGCGCCAAGGCTGGCCAATCGCATTTATCAGGATAATATTCTGCTAATCGGCATGACCGATGAGAATACAACCACCAGACAATGAGCCTATAGCGTCTGAGAATTCCTCGCCCCACGTTGTACCCTGCCAGCCTGCCTTTTGTGCTGACTCAGTAAAGGTCATTGCCACTTTCCCTTCACGGCGGCTTGCCACCCCGCGAACACTGGCGCTTATTCCCTCAACAGCTATCGGGGCGAGATTGGCGGCAACATACAGCGCTTTGAGGCGCTCTACGTCATAACCGTAATCTGCTGCGGCTCGAAGGTCGTAGAGCCGCTCACATTGAGAAGAAAGGGCGCTAATAGCGCCCTCATCAAGTGATAACCCCGGTAGCAGAATGGCAAGCCAATCGTTTACCGTCATGCTGTGCCCCTACTCGTCGTCGGATTCAACTACGCCATCGTGCTCTTTATTGAGCTTTTCTGCGTCTGCGGCTGAAACTTCTTTTAACCAGCCTTGATCAAGAAACTGCTTAACACCTCCAATAGCCAGTGTTGCAGCGTCAACCGCTACCGCCTCAAGTGGCGCAATGGATATAGTGATAACAGTCCCTTCACTGTTTTTTGCACCGATATGAATCGGCGCTTGTGTGGTGTTGGTTAGAAACTTTTTCCCTTTCTCAGTCATGACTTAAACCACCTTAGAAGATTTAGCAGCAGCCAGCGGCGCACGGACGATTACGCCAGCGGAGCGCGACAGGCACGGAATAGACAGGTCAAGCCCACTACGTTGCACTGGCAACTGACGGAACAATACCGGGGTAGCCTGTGCGAAGTGGCGGCGGTTATTCGCCAGCGCGATACAAATACCGTCATCATCCAGATCGGAGTTTTTGCGGAAAGTCACTTCCGGGTAAGAAGTTCGCAGGAATGAAAGGACTGTGCCGAGCGTACCGCTAAGGCGTAGCCCCTGAATTCGCGCCCATGCCTTAGACGGCATATGGAACTCATTTACTTCGTAGATTTTGGTGGTGTTCACTGCAGCGATAATTGCTGAAACATCATCACAAATTTTATCACCGTCAGTCGTCGCCCATGCACCGGCTACTGCTACCAGAGGAATATTCGGATGCTCGATAAAGCCGATAATCTGGTATTCCTTATTGCCACGCCACAACAGATTAGAAACTGTGCGCTCATGCGCTTCGCGGGTATTCAGCGCCAGCATGTTATCAAGCGGCGTACCTGACATTGCCGCTGCCATAACGTCGCTATAGGTATAGCCATAGCCGAGGCCAATATCGTACATCAGCGCGAAGTATTCCCGGCCTTTAGCGCTCATCATCGGCATATCAGTACCGAATGCCGCCATGATTTTTGCCATACCTTGTGCCGAGTACATGCGATACCCCGCCCACTTAGCCCCTTCGTTAATCCCTGGCTCCTGCTGGAACATGGTTAACGCTACGGGGGCGGGCATTTCTTCCATGTAAACATCTTTAGACATGGAAATCAGGTCGCGGGCAAAAATTAGCCCTTGCTCGTCGGTGTTAACTCCCGGCATTGCGCCAGTTACCTGAGCTTCGGTAAAAAGCTGCGCCATCAACGCGGCTAAATATTTCTCATTCATATTTCGGAGGTTCCCTGTTAGCTAACAGTAATTACAGCGGTGTCAGTGAAACCACCGTCATCAGTTCGTACCGTAATAGTTGCGGTCTGTCCGGTAGTGGCTCCTGCTTTAACCGTGACAAGACCTGCTGAATCCACTGTGGCGACATTTTCATTACTGCTCTGATAAGTGACGGTTTTATTTGCCGCTCCTGATGGTGTAATGGTTGGCGTTAGTTGCTGAGTGCCACCAGCCGCTTTTGATGCGGTTTTTGGTGATACAGAAACACCTGTTACAGGTACATCACGCGAAAAACCGGCACTGAGTAATTCACCGTCAACCACCATCACGATTGCCGTACCGCCGCGCTGAGTGGTGGTTTCGAAACGAAATCGACTCTTATCACCGGCATTTGCAACGCCCCATTCCATATAGCCGGTATTGTTGTTACGGCCTTTAGGGATAGCTAAATCACCCACTTTTGGTGATTCTCCTGATTTAACGGCAACTCGTACCGGACCATTTTCAACAACACCAATCGGGCAATTGATAGTGACAACGCCGATACGTGTATTGCTGCCAAAACCCGGCATTGCTGGCATATTGGAATGAGCACTAACAGCAATACCAATTGTTACCGTTGCATTTGCAAGAGCGACAACTGTTGAATCGTTACCTGACGTGAGTTTTACGGCATCACCGGGCGCGACCTCTCCACCAGCGCGATGAGAAGATACACGGGCAGATGAGCGAAAAGACGGTAGAACAGCTAAATCACCGGGCAATCCCGCATCAAAATCACTTTTAATTGTGGTCTGCATTATTTTCCGGCCTCTTTTTTGCCAAACATGCGGGACTGATAATCGCTGTGTGCATCATTGCTTTTGCCTGCACCGGATTCATCGTTGTTGATGCGCGGGTTACGCGGTTTTTGCTCAAACTTTTTGCCACAAGCCACCAGAGCCATTGATAACGCAACGTCAACCTGTTCATCGCTCCAGCTATCCATGTTTACTTCTGGATTTGCCTTACGGATGATGGCCTGCTTAACGAGACTGATATCGCCCAGGCTGTCGGTATTGATGTTCAGTCGTTTAGCCGTGTCTTTAAGCTGATGCTCCTGACGACCGTCAGCAACGCCGCGCTCGTAGGCTTCATTGCTGGCTGAATCCATATTTACCAGGCGGTTATTTGCTTTGAGCAAGTCACCTCGTACTGTGCTAAGGTCACTGGTGAGCGTTTTTTTGTCCGTCTCCAGTTGTTCGATTTTGGCTAACGCTTCTTCTAATTCCATCGGTTCACCGTCCAGATTGAATGTTGCTGTCTTTACCCGTGGGTTGCGCACTATGCTCAGGTGGTTGTAGTTAATACCCTTCTGCACCGTGTCAAACTCTTGCCCGTCCGGGGCTCGTCCCGTTTGTTTGGGCTTTTCGTCACACTGGTAGCCAGCCGACGCCCCGCGTAATCTTTTGTCCTGCTGAATCAGGCGAATGGATCTCTCATCCTGAACCAGAGCGCGGGCTACCAATTCATCGCCCTGACGCATTACGGCAGTAACCACACCAGCACTGACAGCCCGGTAATTTTTTGATGTCACCAGACCATTACGAGGATGTGACACCGTAACAGGCTTGCCGATTAAGGTATTCATTGAGTCCTGGTTAAACAATTCATCGGCTGAGCGGTACTCTTTTGCCGTGAATGCATCACCGCGATTGCGGTCATAAACCAGTACGCCCGGACGGGCTATAGGGATATCAATCTGGAGATAACCTTCCGGGGTTATCTCCCATTGTTTTATTGCATCAACGTTAACCTGTGTTTCTTGCTGCAATTTCTTTCTCCGCTTCTTCCACATCCGACGCAGAGAACAACCATTCAGGAAAACAGCGGCAACCGTTAGGTTGACCCGGATTCCCGTCTCGTGGCGGTCTGGTCGGCGTGTATGCCTTACCTTCGCGCCCAACATGCTCTTTTCGCTCGCGTTCGTCTAACATGCCCCGCCAGCGGTATATGCTCATCCCGGCAATACGTGCATTGGCTTCCTCAAGGTTCCATGCCTGATTGCCAATCTCATTGCGGGCAACGTTACGGGCTCGCCGGAAAGGTATCTCCATTTCATCAGCCAGCTTATTAGCGATGTAATCGACGCCGCGCCCCTCGCGTAACCCCTGCTGTACTGTGTTAATCCCGCGTTGAAGTGCTTCATCAGAAACATTCTCCATACGTCCCATACTTTCGGTTAACCAGTCGGCGGTTTGCTGCAATAGCTTTTTATCACCGTCATAAATATCGACCGCTATCAGGTCTGCCATGTTCTCATGCGGAATTGTTATACCCGGCGCAAGGTCAACATTTGCGGCGGCTTTAATGATGAGTCTGAAATCATCCAGAGCAGAATCGGCAAGTTGCGTGGTGGTGGTATTTATCGCTGGCAGTGACGGGATAACACTGGTTGTGCGTAGTGATTCAGATAACTTTGCTACCTGTTCGGAGACTGCCCCCGCCGTGTCTGGCGTAGCGGGTAAGCCTTTTTTCAGGTCAATCAGGCTTGCACCATCAACGCGGAAACGCTGGTAATAGCTTTGCCAGTATTCATCGGTGAAACCAAAATTCCCGTTTGCGATAGCGCTCTGTATTTCATCGGCGGTGCGGTTAATGATGCGAATATAAGTATCAGGCTTAGTGTTTGTTACTCTGGCGAAATCTTTAGCCAGATTTATACCTTCCTGCCTTCTGACTTCACTGATGACATATGCCGGAACCGCGCCAAACTCCCCGTCTTTTAATAATGCGGGTATTGCTTTGAGAAAAATTGACGCATCAGGCAATAGCTCCTGAGTTACAGATTTTATAAGTCTTTCTTGTTGTTCCCGCATCATGCGGGAATAGTTTTTACCCGCTCGTTGCTTGATGTAAACGCGCACTTTTTTAACCGTTGCAGCGGCAATAAAATCTCCCAGCGCATCATCAACGGATACATCTTTACCATCAGCCGCATCAGTATTAAGAAGTGCGCCGGATTTACCGATTGCCCGGTAAGTCTTTAAACAGGCTTCGCGAACCCATTTACAAAAAAGCCGGGTGTTATCACCCAGCTTTTGCGCGTAAACCAGTTCTATAGCCAGTGGATAACCAGCGTCATAACGTGGTTCACTTTTCGGCATTATTGGCCTCACTATTGCTGTTTTCGGTATTGTTCTGGTTCAAATCCTTGTCATTCTGGTCATCAATTGTGCCTGTTGCTGGCGCTGTCTCAGTCAGGAGTGTTACGGCGGCGGTTTCCTTCGCGGTTGCCCTGGCTTCTTCGCTGGTGATGGCTCTCATCTGGTAATAAAGTTGCGCCGTTTCCGCTACCTTCTTGTCCCTGTCTACCTCGCGGTCAATCTGCCCCTGAGATTTGTTAGGAATAAAGTCAGCTTTTACGCCCAGATAGCGCAACGTCAGCTTTTTAAGTGCCGGGATAATGTCATTGGTGGTGATGTGAGAAACAAGGTTTTGCCATTGCGCATCGGCGCTGGTATCGCTGTTAGATAAGCCTGACCGCCGCTCAGCCAGCATTGATACCGGAAATCCTGTTTCAGCGCACACCAGCTTGATAGCCATATCAACAAGGTCAGCGGTCCCCGTCATACTGGACTGTAAGCGCGTTATATCTTCATCTTTATCTATTGCCACCATGTCATTCAAATGCCTGGTAGCTGCGATACCAGCCAGACGACGCGCCGCCATAGCTTCGCCCTTCGCTGACTTTAAATCTTCTGCAAGTTCATCTTTTTTATAAATATCCTGTACGGACAGCGACAAAATACTGATGATTAACTCATGAGACAGGCCAAGACGTTGTAACGATGCATAAGGTTTACAGAGAACCGGCTCGCCAAATTCGACACCTGCACTACCGTAAATCGGTTGGTATTCTGGATCGCCAAAAAGGAGTGAATCATCTTGCTCAATAAACACTTCGCCACCAATCGGGCTTTTAAGCTGAATACGCCAGCCTTCCGGCAGACCGAAAAGCGGATCGTTATAATCAGAAAACCAGTCATTTGATGGTGTAATCCAGTTTGCACCGTGGCTTCTAACCCAATCATCACCCATGACCAGTACCGACCAGCCCTGATGACGTTTAAGCACAGTGGCACGTTCGACGCTCTGCCAGATACGCATATCATCAAAAAGTTGTTTTATTTTTTTATCATCTTCCGGTTTATCGGTGATGATATCGAACCCGTTAAGCATCGCTGCAGCAACCGGTTCGCTGATGATGCGCCAGCCTATCCCGGATGTTTCGCCAGCCAATACCGCCACCAGCGGTATTTTTCCCTCTGCGGCTCTGGCCTTCATCCGATTTGCCGTTGGCGAACCCATCCCGGCAGCACCTTTAACACCATGTGACACGCTTTCCATCATGGTCACGTAGCTGTCAATGTTGTAGCTGGCAGGCTGTAAGCCCTCTTTTGTTAGAATTCCCTCAGTGGGAATTAAGCTGGTTTTGTTCGTCATTCTATAATTCCTGATTTCATGCGTACCAGATGGGGGAATATGGCGTCGGCATAGTCCGTGGACACACCCAGCCGTTTTTTAACTTTCGGTTTTGCTTCAATTTTTATCTTGTCTTCTGGCGTGGTTTCCCACATGACACCAGTAGAATCAGAAAGGATGCGATCGAGATATCGGCGTGGTATCTGGTTTGAAATAGCAAATAAGCCATCTGGCGGCATAATTCCCGTTTCCATCCACCGAACAGAGTCATTAACCGCGTCACGATACGCCCACCACGCCTGAGCACGTAGGTTGTGAAAAGTATCTTCGTTAGCTCTCCCGCCGCGATAGCGTGATTTTTTGCGCAACACTTCGCCCTGTGCCACAAACTTACGAAAATCAATGTCTGAATCTTCGTATTTGTTAAGTTCGCCTTTAACACCTGAACCAACGCCTACAGAGTCATAAATCAGTACGGAACAACCTTCTTCTGTTGCCAGCTTTAACGCCTGCTGCGCTAGTTGAACAGTGTCACGTGCCTGTAATCGCTCCATACGGTACAAAAAACGCCCGTCAAAGAATGACAACACCGAATCATCATCACCTTCATCGGCAACATCGAGCACCGCTGTTTTAACGCCTGTTCGACAGGCTTTCGCCAGTTTTGAATCAGGCGACACCACCAGTTTTTCCAGATGACCACGGTTGACGACTGCGCCCGGTAAATCACTGACAGGAACACCATTCCAGATGTTGTCGTACTTATCCGGGTAATATTTCAGGGTGTAGCGTCGCTCTTTATCCAGAGTCGAATTAAAGTACGGGTTGTGATACCAGTTCACCTCCTCTACAAACCAGTCATCCTCAGCGTTGAGCACGAAACGAACGTATGTTTCATCCCAAGCGAAAGCCGGGTTAAAGGTAATCCACAACTCTGCACCTTCACGGCGTAGCGTCGGTGCGAGCGTTTCCCATGCCTCAGCAGATATCGCGTGTGCTTCTTCCACCCAGCAAATATCCACGCCTTCAATTGATTTAATGCTGTCGAGATTTGACTGAAAGCCCAAAAACCTGAATTCAGCGCCAGATTTAGCCTTTATACTGTTCTGCGTTATCGTGAATTCAGACTCATAACCCAGACGGCGTATCGTGTCGCTAAGTAGCTTATGCGATGACGCGTCTATTGATTTCTGTACCCTACGCAAACAGAGAATTCGAAGGTCATAACGTACAGTCAACTCAATTAGCGCCTCAGCAATGCGCCATGATTTACTAGAGCCACGACCACCACGCAGACACTTTACGCGGTGCGGCTTAGTGGTCAGCTCTCGCATTGTTCGCCGCCACTCTGACATTTTCTTTTTGTCAGAAAGCCAGTAATTACGGCGCTCTAAGTCGTTCTCTGGCGTTATTTCAATCGCTGTCATCGCCGCCAATATCCCTGTAGATTTCAGTCAGCGTGTCTCGCGCGATTCGTTTGCCCTCGTCCGTTATTGGTTTACTTACATCGACACCCGCCAGCGAAAGTATCCGCGCCGCAAGGTGCGATTTATCAAGCCCTTCAACCTGCCAGCCATGCTTTGTGCGTTTAATATTCTTCACAGCGCGGGTATCAATCGCTCTTACCATGCTTTTGTATACCTGTGGATCAAGCCCCTTTATCTGGTCAATTTCCCGTAGCTGTAGCATTACATCTGCTGCATCCGGCGCACGAAAACGGGCTGAAAGGTCAATTAATGCCTCCTGTCTGCCAACAATATCTTTAGCAATGATGTGTTTTCGATAAACGCTAACGGCCTGTTGTATCTCGTTGTCTTTAAGCAACTTTTCAGCCTGATAATCATCATTGAAACCTTTGTATTCTCTGTTGCGAGATTTTGCATAGCTGAATCCAGGCGCTTCCCGCTCACTGGCTACCAGCTTTGCAAACACATCATCTCGTTTACTTATTTTTATGGTCAC